TGTCGGCTCCGGCAACTGGACGCGCTCGAGTCAGATCGCCGCGACCGGCGCGAACGGCGTGAGCTCGCCCGGCTCGTTTACGCCGGTCGGCGCCATGGCGCCCGCCAATCTCGCCGGCATGACCGGCGTGACCGCGGCGCCGACGACCGCCTGGCCCGTCGGCACGTACGTCCGGCTCGGCGACGGCTCAACGGCGCATTGGAACGGTACCGCCTGGGTCGCCGGTATCGCGTAACCCGTGGCGATCGTCTTTACCGGACCCGCCGCGACCGTTCGACTCGGCTATCAGAAAGCCGCGACGGTCGGCTCGTGGCGGGTCGAGGGCGGCGTGCTCACGGCGACCGTCGTCGACGCCGACGGGTTTCGCATTACGCAATCGCCGCTCGAGCTCGAGATACCGAACAAGGAAGGCCCGCCGACCCGACGCCGGCTCGCCGACGTCACGGTCGCCAACGGCTATCTCACGGCGCGACTCCTGAAAGGACACTGACCCGATGGGCGCACGGTACCGGAAACAGGAAGCGATCCGACTCGAGCTCGAGGGCGGCGACTGGCTCCTGGTCAAAAAGCATCTGACCGCCGGCGAGCAACGCGACGCCAACGCGAACATTCTCGGCGGCGCCGGCGGCACGTTCAAAGCCGGCGAGCGGCCCGATATCGATCCGCGGAAGATCGGCATCGCGCAAGCGGTCGCGTACTTGATCGATTGGAGTCTGACCGACGCCGACGACCGGCCGCTCGTCATTCGGGATCAACCGTCGTCGGTCGTGATCGCCATGCTCGAGAACCAGACGCCGGAAAGCCTGGTGGAGGTGCTCGCCGCGATCGATCGGCACGACGACGCCATGATCGCCGAGCGCGACCAGGAAAAAAAAGATCGGACTGGGGGAGTCTCACCCGCTCTGATCTTTACCTCTGCCGAATGATGCACTGGACGTACGACGAGCTGCTCGACTTGCCCGTCGACGTCTATCGCGAGCTCGTCGCCATGGTCACGGAGGAAAACGCCGCGAAGTCGCGACAATAACCCATGGCTCTGTCCGCCACGTTTACCGCCAATTTCGCGAGTTTCTATGACGCCGTCGATAAAGCGGACGTCAAACTCAAGGACTTTGGCCAGGGCGCCGACAAGGTCGGCGGCCGGCTGCAAAAACTGTCGGACTCGTTCTCAGGCGGCAAGATTATCCAAGACGCGACATTGATGGCGAAGGCCGTCGAGAAAGTCGGCGGCGTGTCCGCGCTCACGGAGAAAGAGCTCGCGAAACTCGGCGGCACGGTCAATGAGGCCGTCGAGAAAATGAACAAGCTCGGCATGGAAGTCCCGAAGAACCTTCAAGCCATCGCCGATAAGACCAAAGGCGCCAATAAAGAAACGTCCGACTGGATCGGCACACTCGGCGGACTCGCCGCCACGATCGGCATTGCGTTCTCGGTCGACTCGGTCAAAAACTTTATCGGGTCGATTCTCAACGCCGCCAGCGCCGTCAAGGACTTGTCCGATCAATGGGGCATCTCGACGACGGCCGTACAGCAGTTTTCCGGCGCCGCCAGGGCGAGCGGCGTCGAGGCCGACAAGGTCGGCAAGTCGATCCAATTTCTCACGACGTCCCTATCCGATACGGGTCCGGAGTTCGACGCCTTGCTCGCCAACGTCGGGCTGTCGGGCAAGGCGCTCCGTGAGCTCCCCATGGAGGACGCCTACCGCCAGGTCATCGCGGCGATCGCCGGCGTCGAGGACGAAACGCTGCAACTCGACCTGGCAATCGGCCTGCTCGGCCCGTCGGCCAAACAGATGATCGGCGCGATCCGAGACGGGTTTCTCGAGACCGCCGACGCGCTCGACGTCATGGCCGACGCGACGATCCGTCGGCTCGAACATGCCCAAGCGGTGTGGGAAGGGTTCGCCAATAGCATCACGGTGCATTCCGGCGAGGCGCTCGGCAAGGTGCTCGCCATGACGAGCTCGTGGAGCAATTTCGGCGAGGTCATGAAACACATCGTCGCCGGGAATATCGCCGGCGCCGGCATGGCGCTCGAAGGCGTCACGGCCGAGACCGACGCCAATACCGCCATGGCCGAGGCCGGCGCGATCGCGGCGAAGCGACTCGGCACGGCGCACGCCGAGGCGTCGCCGCATATCCGGACGTCGGGCCAGGTGCTCGCCGACGAGAAAAAGAAAACCGACGACGCCAAGAACGCCGCCGACGCGCATACCAAAGCGCTCGAGGCCCAAGCGAAGGTCCGCGAGGCGGCGCAGAAAGTTCATGACGAGTATGTCAAAGGCTTACAGGCGGAAGCCAAAGCGGTCGCCGACGTCGCGTATGCGCTCGGCGGCGGCGGCGCCGTCGACAAGGCCAAACTCTACGTCGAGGCGCTCGAGGTCTCGATCCCGATCGCGCAGATGACCGCCGAGAAACAGGCCGAGATTAACAAAGTTATGGAGGCGGCGATTGAGGTCTATCTCAACGCCGGCGAAGTCATACCGGCCGCCATGCTCGCCGCGTGGGAGGCAACGCACAAGGCGAACGTCGAGATCGAACGGTTTACCGACAATACCGAGGAGCTCGCCAACAACGAATGGCTCAAGGGCAAAGTCGGCGGCGACGTCAATCTCGGCACGATCGGGATGCCGGCGCCGGTGCTCGACCCGAAGAAAGGTCCGTCCATCGGCGAGCAAATCGACAAAGAGATATCCGGGTCGATTCGCGACGCCGCGGCCGAGTTTGCCCGACTCGGCCAGGTCATCGGCGGCACGTTTGGCGATATTACCGACCAGGTCGCCTTACTCGTCGACCAGATGGGTCGGGCGCAGCAGAGCGGCGCCGAGTTTGGCAAAGGGCTCGGCGAGCTCAAAGCCGGTAACACGGTCAAAGGGCTCGCCGGCATGGCGGCCGGCGCCGCCGGCGTCGTGTCATCGTTCCAGGAGGCGACGACCGGCACGAACAAACTCCAATCGACGTTGAATGGCGCCGCGATCGGATTCTCGGTCGCGGGTCCGTGGGGCGCCGCCGTCGGCGCCGGGATCGGATTGATCAAGGGATTTTTCAACGCCGCGAAAGACCGGAAAGAATTGATCAATATGCGTGCCGACTTTATCTCGGCCGCCGGCGGGATTGATCAACTCCACGTCGCGGCGCGAAACGCCGGCATGAAACTCGACGACTTGCTCAAGGCGAAAGATACCAAGTCGCTCAAGGCGGCAATCGAGGACTTGAACAAAGGCTGGAAAGATCAACAAGCGTCGATCGAGCTCGTCACCCAAACCGCCGAAAAATACGGCATCACGATCGACGAGCTCGGGCCGACGTTCCAACGGCAAGCGCTCGATAAACAAGCGCAAGACCTGTACAAAGACTGGGAGATCCTCAACTCGGCCGGGCTCGATACCGTCATCATCTCCGACAAAATGTCGAGTTCGATCAACGACTACGTCCGGAACGCGAAACACGCCGGCGTCGAGATTCCCGAATCCATGCGCTTGATCATCCAGACAATGATCGATAACAAGCAACTCGTCGACGATAACGGCGTCGCGTATGAGGATTTGCAGGATACCGGGCTCACGTTCACAATGACCCTCACCCGCGGGTTTCAAGAGCTCATCGGCGAAGTAAAGAACCTGACCGATACGATTCTGAAATCGCTCTATCCGGCGATCGAGGACGTACCCGTCATCCCGGAAATCACGAACCCTGGTCATTTCGAGCCGGGTCTCATCGGCCGCGGGAATAAGTACGCCGGCAAAGGGTACGCTCGAGGCACGGGCGGATTCCTGGACTTTGGCGCCGGCACGCCGGTCGTCTTGCATGGATGGGAGGCCGTCGTCCCGAAAGACGACGCCGGCGCGTTTGCGACCGTCGCGCCGATGAGCGCGGCGAGCTCGAGCGCCGCGGGTCCGACGATCATCATTAACGCGCAAGGCGCCATGTTCGACACGCCGGACAGTCTGCATCGGCTCGCCGCTCGCGTGTCCGACGCGCTCACGGCCAAGTACTCGGTCATGGGCAAACTGCGAGCCGGCGTCTAATGGCGATTAGCGGGTCGGAAAAAGCCTATACGTCGGCCCGGTCGGGCATCGCCCGCTCCGGCGCGACCCGGTCTAACGCCGTCTGGCCCGTCTATGGCGGCATCGCCGCGGCCGGCACCGACATTACCCGCTATATCGAGTACGGGTCGCTGAGAATCACGCAAGCGATTAACGAGCAACCCGATACCTGCTCGTTCAACGTCCGGGTCGTCGATAGCTATATCGACGCGCTCACGCGGGTCGGCACGGATATCCGGGTCGGGCTCGGCGGCGCGTTTACCAACTTGATGTTTGGCGGCCAGATTCTGACGGCGCAAACGACCCGGCGACACGGCCAGGCGGGATTGCTCCGCTCGGTCATGTGCGCCGACTTTCTCCAAGTCGTCGAGTCGCAATACCTGATCACGTACGACTGGCCGTCACAATCGGCGACGACGACGATTCTCGATATCGTCAATCGCTTTTTTCGGAAGGGCGCCGGCGGCATGAATCTCAGCGGCGCCGCGGTCGCCGCCGGCTTGCCGTCCCATGCCGCGTTTGGCGTGAGCAACGAGAAACTCTCGACCGTGCTCCGGCGCATTACGTCCGTCTTTCCGACCGGCGGCGGGTTCTATGTCGACCCGGAAGGCATTTTGCACGTCTGGCAAGGCGCGTCCGAACCGAACCAGACGCCGCCGACGCCGTTCCACAATGCGTCCGATCATCTCAAGGCGTTTGCCGAGACCGTCGACGGCGCACAGGTTCGCGACGCCGTCATTGTCGAGGGGCTCCGCACGACGGCGCCGATCGGGATGCAACCGCGGAATGGCGCCTTTCAATCCTTCCCGGTCGAGGACGCGAGCATCCTGGACAAAACGACCGACGAGCCGGGGCGCGAGCTCCGGGTCGGTACCCAACGCATTACGGCGCGGTACGCGTACGGGCCGTGGTCGGCGCCCGTGAATACGCCGCTCTCGACCGTCGTCACGGCCGACGTCGCGTACGACACGGGCACGTTTAAGTTTGTCTCCGTGCCGATCGCATCGGCGGCGATCTTTACCGGCCGGCTGTTTAGCTCGTGGGTCAAGATCGACGAAATGTACCTGATGGTTTTTCAGGGCTCGGCGCCGATGCTCGTGGGGAGCTCCGGATGGGGCTGTATGACCGGCCCGATCAAAGCCGGCTCGACCGTGACGATCGTCGACTCGTTTTCGGAAATTACGACGACCGGCCGCTATGACGTCGCCGGCTCGCTCGAGGTCGCCCGGCCGCAACCCATCGGCGCCGACGTCGTCATGACCCAACGGGCCAGCCAATCGCCGGCCATCCATGAGCACATCATTCAAGACGGCCGGTACAACCGGCTCGGCGCGACCCGTCGCGGGTTCGCCGAGCTCGACCAATTCGCGGCGCCGCTCGTGTCCGTCCAATTTGAAACGACCGACACGAACGCCCGGCCGGGTCGCCTGCAGGCGTACGATTTTGCCAACCCGGGCGGCGTCGACAACATGACCGGCTCGCTCGTGATTCTCACCGCGGATATTTCGTTTCCCGTTTGGGGGCAATTACCTCTGCGGGTCTGTACCGCCGCCAAAGTCGAGGCGGCCGACGTCACCGACGCCTGGCTCGTCGATCGGAGATAAGTATGGCCATTGTTCGTACGCCGATGATCGACGACGACGGGAGTCAGACGACCGGCACGATCGTCAACGCCGCCTGGAAAACCGAGCTCTATAACCAGATCGACGCGACGGCCGGGTCGGTGTGGAATCGCTTACCGTTCAACGCGGCGAACTATACCGCCGCCGCCGGGACATGGACCGTTGACCCGGTATCGTCCGTCATTGATTACACCGTCGTCGGCAACTCGCTCCTGGTCAACTTTATTGTTCACGGGTCGCAAGCGTTGTCGGCCCAAACGCCGTATCTCTACATTTCGTTGGCGCCGCTCGGCGGCGCCAGCGTGTATCACGGCGGGACGTTTACGTACTATTGGCTATCGGGCTCGCAAGTCGGATCGGGACTCATTGAAATGCGACCCGGCGAAAACCGGATTGCCCTTGCCCGCGATCCGGGCCAATTACCCTGGGGCGCCGGCTCGGCGGCGGGATATATCCAATGGCAATTTTTCTATCGGTACCAATAATCATGGCGCAACCGTACCCGCCGGCCGGCAACCAGACGCACCAAACCGAGAAACCGCTCAAGGTCTACGCCGAGCAATATCTCGAGGGGCAACCGCTCCCGATCGGCGCGACCGCCGAGGTCTCGGATCCCATCTTTCCGAACGGCGAGCCGCGGGTCTACGCCGGCGGCCGTGTCTACGTACTCACCTACGGCGAGTACATCATCTCGAGCCGGTTCTCCGGCAAACCGATCGAGGTCATCTCGCCGGAGGAATTCGCCGAGCGCTTCGGCCCGACCGACGATCCGCTCGCGATTCTCTGAGGTGCCGCTATGGACGTGATCGTGCTCGTGCTCGTCGCCGCCGCG